GGGCTGCGGTGATTTGGTCGAAGTCAAAGGTTTGGCCCTCTTTAATTTTGTTCAACAGTAAATGGCCCTCATTTCGGGTCATGTGTTCTTCTCCTTGAGTTTGGCTTCAATGGCTCGGATATGCTCTTGGCTTGGTTCGTATGGTAAATTCCACACAAAATCTTTTACTTCCTCATCCGTCAGCCCAACAAATGTGCGTTGTGCTTTGTAATGGCAAAGGCCAGTGCTGCATACGAACTCTTGTGCGGGTGGGGTGGTGTAGAGAGGCTGAACACCGCCATCTCCCATGAAACGCTTTGCTTCTGCAATACGCTCGCCATCATCGGAATAAACCCACTGTTTCCAATACGGTGCAGGCATCCAACGCCACGCCACAGGCTCCTGCTTTTCTGCTTGCTCTATGGCTTGGCGTAGGGATGTGATGATTTTAATTGAGATGGTCACACGCTCGCGCAAGGCATATGCTTTGCCGGGATGTGTTTCCTTCAAGAACAGTTCGCAGATATCTGCGTAACGCGCCAAATTGTCCAATGCCTCCAGCGCCTGTTTCATTACTTCTATGCTCATTTTGGGAACCTCATTTTTTCTGTCATTTCGCGCAACTTGGCCAACGCTTCCTGTTTGGCTTTTTCGGTTGCAATTTTTTCGTGTAACGTTGGCTGCCTGGTTATCAGCGTTTCAGGCTTGTCAGGAATGCGCGGGCCATCGTTCAATAGTTTTTTGAACGCCAGGGCCGACGGTGGCCGGTCGGGGTTCATGTGCTGCAACGCGTAATCCATCTTTGGCCGGTAAATCAATCCGCGGCCGCATTCGTCAATCCACACCTGGCGAACCAGGTTTGGGTCAACATCGCGCCAATGGTTGGCAAACGTGGCGCCATAAATGGCATTCATTTTGCTGAACACGTAATCAAAGCCGCTGTCGGCATCACAAAAGTCGCTTGCGTTCCACATTGGACACCTCCACGGTTTGTTCAGGTTTTGCCCAAAATGGGGCTGGCTTTGGTGTGGCCAGGCCGCGGGTTAATTCGCCCATCGCGTTTTGCCTGGCTTCCGATGCTGTCACCTGATCTTTTGCCCAACTGGCTTTAAAACTTTGCCAACCACGGGTGCAACACATCGCCAATGCCTGTTCCAAGGTCATAGCAGCCTTTTGGGCCTCTTTTTCGATGCCAGCCAAAGCCACGGTAGTCACCGGCGCCCGTTTAGCCTTCCTGATGGCCAAAAACGATTCCCAAACTTCCTGTGAAACGCCGCCAGGCGGGGCGGTGACAACCGCCTTTGTTTTCTTGGGTTTTGTATCTTGGGTCTTGGGTCTTGGGTCTTGTATAGCATTGCATTCGGATTGCGGTCGCATTGCGGTCGCATTCCAACGCGCCTGGGCGCTGGCTTTGGCTTTTTCACTTTTGTCCTGAATGGCTTGAATTTCACGGCCAACACGTTCCGACCACCAACCGCCGTCGATCAATTCAAAAAATTCACGCAACACGTTCGCAATGCTTTCGGAATGCGAACGCATACGGATCAACCTGGCAATTTCGCCAACGTCTTCCGGTAAAGATTTTTCGTGAAGGTAGCACCAATCAAGCATTCGGCGATATGCCAAATCTTCTGATTCGTCCAGGTGCGCGGTGTGACTTTGATAGTCACCAATGTTGAATTGGTAATAGTGCATAACCCACCTTTCATCCCACCAAAAAAAGGAAACATCGGAAGGCGGGTGGGTCGCTTTTCGGGTGGCTCATGACTTCCACCCTATCCGTGCTTCGCAAAAAATTCTACGCCTTAAACCATTTCGGACGCAATGCTTTCAACTGCCACACCCGTGCTGGTGGAACATCGTTCCCCCATTGGCTGACGGCCGCCCTGGTGATTCCCAACAGTTCGGCCAACGCTTTGGCTGATCCCGCCAGTTTGATTGCTTTTTCTTTGTCCATCTTTCGATGTTAAGCGGCCTTGCGCCGTGTGTCAATAGCAACAAATCCCCTAAAAGTTAAGGGGGCTTTACAAATAGTTCTTGCAAGGGTTGTTAAGTTGGCTTAATATTCACCCATGCCCTAGCGAATTGCACGGGGTCTTTTAAAAGGAAATCAAAATGTCAAACACTCAATATCTCACTTGTGCCGAAACCGCAAAATTGGTTCGCGCTGCCCTCAAAGAATCTTTCCCTGGTGTGAAGTTCAGCGTCAAGTCCAGCACATACGCTGGCGGCGCCAGCATCAACGTTTCGTACATCGACGGCCCAACAGCCGCCCAGGTCGAAGCGGTTGCCAAGGCTTTCCAGGGCGCTTACTTTGACGGCATGACAGATTACAAAGGCAGCAACTACAACAGCCTGGACGGCCAGCCCGTTCGCTTTGGTGCTGATTTTGTTTTTGTAAGCCGCCGGTTTACTGCCCCAATTTTGACCAGCGTTGTTGTTGAAACTTGCAATTACTACGGCTTCGAAAACGAAATTCTGATTGACGGCGGCGGCCAATATTTTGGCGCTTACATCAAAGCGGTTGGCCCTAACGCTGACAGCGAAGCCCGCGGTTTTAGCACTTCAGACATTGAACGAATTATTCGCCAACGTGCTGGTGAATACAGTATGGATGACGTGGCCCCAAGCGCCACATTGGCCCGCGTTGCCTTCCAGGGTGACGACGGTTACGGATGGAATTCAGTTGGCCGCATGGCCGCATAAGGGGAACGCCATGAACCGCGAACCAACCGATTGGGAAGTTTTGGTGATGGCGCTGGTGGCAGCACCGGCCATCTATGTTTTGATTTGGCTTGCAATGGCCATCTTTTAAGGGGAACGAAATGACAGTCCGAATTACCAGGGTACATCGCGGCGGCCGCGTGTTCTATGCCGCCACCGTCGGCGGCATTTACCTGGAACGCGCCAGCCTTGCCGAATTGCGTGAAGCCATTGCGGTTCGTGAAGGATTTGCAAAATTATTTGCACCACCTGTTGACACCGCAAGTTAAGTTGGCTTAAAATCAAACCATGCCCTAACCGGTCTTTTAAAAAGGAAATTGAAATGAATTCAACCATCACCACCGCAAACCAAATTGCGACATTCACCAACCCTGATTTTGGCATTGCTTCCCTGGTAACCCAGGTCAAAAAAGGTTATGCCGTCACGCTGTTGGACACCGACGCCGAAATGGTCGTGGCCACCAAAATTTATCCTGTGGCCATGCTTGCCCAGGCCATCAACTACGCCAAAAAAATTGCCAATGTCTAACTGGCCATTTCCACCGCCAGGGGGGCCAATCCCCTGGTCGCGTAAGCAAGAACGCGATTACCAAAACCAACGGCGGGACAACTTGCCACCCGCACCATTTTGAAAGTTACTGCAATGAAAAAAATAATTCGCATTGATGTTGACGGCCCTTACTACCCAAAACCAACGCTTTACCAACGCGTTTGGAATTGCCTGGTTGTGGTGGTAATTGCTGTTGGTGTTGTCGCCTGGTTGTCCGGTTGTTCAACAACCACAACCGGCGGCGCCCAGGATTTGGTGCTGGACAAAAGTATCCAGCCCATGTCGCGGAATGAAGTCGTGTCGGCCATTGGCGATTGCCAGGCCAACGGGCTTCGCGCCGTGTTGATGTACGGCAAACGCAAGGTCAACGGTTACACCGCTGACGTTGTGATTGACGTTACTTGCGCCCCCAAATGGTAAAGGAACCAATCATGGAAAATTCATTCAGCAAAGTCGCCGCGGCCCTGGTCAAAGCGCAAAAAGAATTCGGCCCCGCGCTGAAGTCGTCCAGCAATCCGCATTTCAAATCGCGTTACGCCGACTTGGCCGCTTGCGTTGAAGCCGTGATCGAAGGCTTGAACAACAACGGCATTGCATTGACGCAACGCGTCAGTTCATACGACAACGGCGTGATTGTCGAAACCGTGTTCATTCACGAATCCGGCGAAGTTATCAATTGCGGCCAATTGCACGTTCCGGCCACCAAACAAGATGCCCAGGGTTACGGCAGCGCGTTGACGTATGCCCGCCGCTATTCGTTGATGGCAGCCTGTGGCATTGCACCGGAAGATGACGATGGCAACGCGGCCAGCAAACGCCCAACAGCGCCAGCAATCCCGACGCCTGACATTACCGACCACCTGGCAGCCATCCAGGCCAGCGCCAACAGCGACGAATTGGCCAAGGTTTACAAAGATGCGTTCGACGCTTGCCAGGGCAACCAGGCATTGCAAGCCAAAGTGATGGCAGCCAAAAAAGAACGCGTGGCCCGCGCCAAAAAGGAAATGTCAAATGCTTGAATTTAAATCACAAACAATGCGCCAGGTTCTTGAATCCATGATGGACATTATGCAAAGGTGGCAAGAATCCAGCGACGACGAAAAACAAGACTTAATCAATCCTGACGCGCCCATGATTGTTCAATGCGGTGACTTTGGTTACGAAGTGCAAAGCATTGGCGGCGATGGCGACATTGAAGGGTTTGTGATGATGCTTAAACCCGAAAAAGTGTGCCAATGGAAAGGCATGGAATTCAAACAACTGAAAGGTAAAAAATGACTGACGAAATTGAACAACGCACCGACGAATGGTTTGCCGCCCGCCTGGGCAAAGTCACCGCGTCCAAAGTGGCCGACGTGATGGCCCGCACAAAGTCGGGTTACAGCGCCAGCCGCGAAAACTACATGGCCCAACTGGTGGTCGAACAAATCACCGGCACACGCCAGGAATCATTCACCAACAGCGCGATGCAATGGGGAACCGACCAGGAACCATTCGCCCGCGGGGCGTATGAGGCCGCCACCGGCAACATGGTTGAGGAAGTGGGTTTTGTAAACCACCCAACCATTGCGATGGCTGGCGCGTCACCCGACGGCCTGATTGGCGACGACGGATGCGTGGAAATCAAATGCCCCAACACGGCCACCATGATCGAAACGCTGCTGACCGGCGCCGTGCCGCAAAAGTATTTCGCGCAAATGCAATTCCAAATGGTTTGCGCTGGCCGCGCCTGGTGCGATTACGTCGTGTTTGATCCACGGATGCCAACCAAAGCGCAATTGTTTATTAAGCGCGTACCGCGTGACGAAGTGTTTGTGGCCGACATGGAATCGGAAATCATCAAGTTCCTGGCCGAAACCGCGGTCAAGGTCGATCAACTTAAAAAAATCATTGGGGAATAAATCATGGCCAAACTTATCAACGAAATCACCGTAATCACCGGCACGTACAACAACGCCCAGGGCCAACAAAAAAACCGTTACCAGCGGATTGGTTCAATCATTGAAACCAAAAACGGGCCAATGCTCAAAATTGACGTGATTCCGCTGAAGGAAGGCGGTTGGGACGGTTGGGCATACATCAACGAACCACGCGAACGCGACGACCAGCCGCAACAGCGACGCGCCCCCCAGGGCAGCGGGTTTGACGATATGGCCGACGACGTTCCCAACTTCTAAGGGCTGGCCATGCAATTGGATTTTTTTGGCGACGAAGGCGATTACCTGGCGCAACTGAAAACCAACTGGCGGGCCACCATCGAAGGCGACGGGGGCCATTGCCCCTGTTGCGGGAAGTGGGGGAAGGTAAGCCCCCAGGGCATGAACGAAACACGCGCCCTGGCCCTCCTGTGGCTTTCCCGCGCCCCTTCCGATGTTGACGGTTGGGTAAACGTTCCAAAAACTGGCCCGCGCTGGTTGATGCGTGGCAAAACGCACACAACCTTGCAGCATTGGGGGTTTGTGGAATCAGGCGGCCACGCGGAAGACAACAAAAAATCCGATGGCGCTTGGCGCGTTACGCCCAAAGGCTTGCACTTTATTTGCGGAACGATTACTGTTCCACGTAAGGCATATATTTACAACAACGTTGTTGAAGGCTGGTCGGATGAATGCGTTTCGTTCAGGGATTGCTTTGGCCGCCATTTTGACTATGCTGAAGTGATGGCCGACAACTTCAACCTGAACGCGATCAAACTATGACTTGCTGCGACTATCAATGCAATGACGGGCCAGGATGCCCCGCACATCAAACCGCGTGGGTTTGCCCATTCTGCTACGTTAAAGGCTGCCAAACGCCCGAAAACTGCCGTTCCATGGCCATCCGAAACCACACATTGGACGAAGTGGCCAGCGAATTTGACAAAATGCGAAGCCTGGGCGACACCGCGGCGTCATTTGCCGCGTATGTCAGGAATATGAAACGTTAAGCAAACGGGCGCGTTCCGGCCTTGTCAATAATCAGGGCTTGTTTGCGAGGGCTGGTGTCGTCGCTGTTTGGAATGCTGATATGCGTCCAGCGATCAAATTCACGGATCACCTGGTCAAATGCAATTCCGCTGGCCATGATCTTTCGCACCACTTCGTCAGGCGTCATCCCTGGCACACGAAAATCGCAAGCGCAACCCGTGCGGTGCTGGCTGCTGTCTTTGCTGCCCACCGCGTCATTCACTTTTTTTGTTCTTAGGCCGGACGAAATCATAATGGCCTTGCCGTCCAACACCACTTTGACTTGTTCAAGAAAATCAGCCAGCCTGGTCAAGTTGGCCAATTCGGTGTCGTTGGGGCTGTTGTCCCATCCGTTGCGTTCAGCGGTTTCGGATGCGGTCAATTCTTCCAGGGTGAAATGCGGCGTCAGGTTCATTTTTTGGCTTTCATGTCGGCAAGTTTTTCAACCGTGCGGCCTCCAAAATAGGCCAGGAAAATAATTTGGCCCCATTGGCCCAGGAGATTTACGTAACTTTCCTGGGCGTTGTAGCCAAATGCACTCATCATTGTGAACACAAAATAAGCCACAAAAATGGCAATCAACGCCATCGGCCGAATGTTCTTTGACAACCAGGAATCGGAACCCATGTCGGCTTTCCAACGATCCGACACGTTGTTCATTTCCACTTCAAACAGTTTGGTTTCGTTGGCCATCCTGGCCAGTTCGCCATCCTGGGCCATTTTGGCCAAATCCAATTGGGCTTTGGCTTTGGCTTCAGGATCGGGAATTAGTTTGTCAATCAACTTACCGCCAACGTTCAGCAATGCGTCAAGTCCTAACATTAATTACCCCTTCAAATAAAAACTAAGATTGGCATGACGGGGGTACTGCACAACGCGTTCCCCTTCAGGACATTTGTATTTAATGGTCGCCAGCAAAGTTGCGTTGCCGCTGGCAATTTTTTCTTTTCTCACCATTGTGAGTTGGTATGTAAACGTGTCAATTTCCGGCCCCGCTGGCCCGCTAAACTTGCTGGCGGTGGTGGTTGCCTCATGCACCATACCCGCCGCATCACGAATGCTTGGCGTAAAACTTTCAACGGAACAATCATCGCGTTTTTTAATTCGGGCAACCGTTACGTTGATGGGTTTGCTTTCCTCCGCAACAATTTTAAAATGTTCGGGCGCCCATTCCAATATGGCTTTATCAAACCATCCAAATTTATCGGCAAGTGTATAACCGCCACCAAGCGCGGCAACACTTGCGGCAACTGCACTAATTGTTTTTGCAACGTCAATCATTTGTGAAAATAACTAGACATATACCCAACTGCGCTGGATGCAGCCGACACTAGGGCCATGCCAACCCAAAAGCCACCACGGCCCTGGTTGGCCAGCGCGACCAGTTTTTCCAACTGGCTTTCCATTTTGTCCATCTTGGTTTCCATTTGGTCAAACCGGCGTTCATAGTCCTGAACCTTTTGCCAAAGGACGCCGTATTTCACGGGGTCAATTTCTGCTTGTGCCATTTCGTCGTTCACTTTTTAACCAAATCTTGAATAGGGACAAAACGCGATTGCGTATTTTCAAATGCTTTTTGTTCGGCCTGGGCTTGGGCCTTGGCTCTTTTACCGGCAAAACGTTGGCTCATTAGTTCATTTGCACCCAATGCAGCCGCACCGCCAGCGGTTCCAAGAGTAATGCCGCCAGTTCCAACTTCAGCAATGCCACCGGCCGTTAAGGCTGCGCCTTTTGAAATTACTTGTTCGGCAATTTTGGAACCCAACTTTTGTTCCACGTTGATTTTTTGAACCGCTGCGCCTTTGTAACCGGTATCGGTAGCCAAGATGTGAACGGCATTGTGGTAATCACGTAGATTGGCCATTTCGTCAGGCGTGAACAAACGGTTCATCACCTCACGGTTGTCGTTCATGTATTTGGTAATTTGGCGCGGTGTCTTTTGTTCCGCAACGCGGTTAGCAAACTGCGCTTTGATTTCTGACAGCGCGGCGCCAGCCTGGGGTTGCAATTGCGGCGGCACATTTCGCAAAGTGTCAATAACGTGGGTGAATTGTTCCACCGGCATATTGGCGATGTTTTGCGCGATCTTTTCAATGTCAACTTTGCGATTTATGCCTTTTGGCCCTTCGGCGTCCAAAATGTTGGCAATGCCGTTCGGATTATCCAAAGTGTTTTTGCGAAGGGTCACCAAGTCGCGGGCTTCTTTGTAAAGCGGCGAATTGGTATCCAAATTGGCCAACACGTCTTCATCAACAGCATTTTTCAATTCTCTGTGAAGGTTGGCATTCTTGCGATCATAATTTTCGTTCAAGAATTTGCGGAAGTTTTCGGCCGTCTTGGCATTGGTTGGCAATAGGTTGCCATCCTTGTCAATCATGCCCAATTGCTTCATTCGCGCTTCGGCGATCTTGGCCAAACCAATTGTTTCGGTATTGGCCAAAGTCAAAGATTCGTCAGCCAAAACTTTTTTGATGTTGCTGGCTTCTACCGGAACGGTTTGCGCGATGGCGTCGCGGTCTGCGTAGATTTTGCGCGTGGCGTCGTCGAAGTATGTTTCCAGGTCTTGCAACGGCTTCAGAATAGTGTTGCCGCGTTTGTAAACGGTGCTTTCGTCTAGGCCAACCGTGCCGCCGGTGTTCTTGACTTGACGTTCGGCAAAATCTGCCAGGCGTTTTTGTTCATCAGCAAACCGTTCTTTCAGGAAATTGCCTGGCGCGGTATCGGTGTTTGACGTGGCGTAATTGGTGGCGCGTTCTTTGCCTTTGCCTTCGATGGCAGCCAGGTCGGCGACATGATCCGAACCCAACACGCGGTTCAACGTTTGGGCGCGGGAATATTGCTCATCCAATGGCAAACCGCTTTCAGCATATTTGACTTCCGTAAATGGCGCGTCCGGCGTAGTCGGCTTGCTGGTTCCAAGTGGCGACGCGGCGGGTTGTGCTGGCGCTGGTTGACCTGGCGCGGCTGGCTGCGTTGCCGCCTGGCGTTCGGCCTGATAACGCTGATCCAATTCGTCCACGTTGCGTTTCAGTTCCACGCCAGGCACTTCGGGCGTGACGCCAGGAATAGGCGCTGGCGCTGGTTTTGGCTTGACATTGGTAGTGCCAGGTGCGACGGCTTCAACAACGCCACCAACAACGCGTTGGACGGGTTCAGGCGTCACGGCTTTAACTGCCTGGCCAACGTAACCGGCTTCGCGCCCAATGGCTTGGCCAACTTTCGATTTGGCAGCCGATTTCACGGCGCCAGGCACGGCCAACGTGGCCGTTTGCATCATGTTTTCAACGTCGGCCTTGGGTACACCGGTTTGCTTGGAAATCCAATCTGCGCCTTTTTCCATGTTGGCGCCAATGAAGTTCATCAATTGCTGGCTGGCTTCGCCTTTGTATTCCGGCGTTTCGGACACGCCAAAGGCTTTGCCAAATGGTTTGTCAACAGCGGAAACAACTTGCTGTTGCGTTGCCGATGCCTGTTCAGGCGTTTGACCAGCAACACGGGCGCCAGCATAGGTGACAGCGCCAGCAACGCCAGGAATGACGCCGCCTAAAGTTGTATCTGCCAGGCTTGCGGCTGCGCGGCCTTGGCCACGTAGGAATTGACCAACCTTGCCAACAACACCGCGGGGTTTTTCAACTTCGCCAGGCTTTGTTGTAAATGCTTCCTGAACCGCGCTGTTAATGTTTTGCGGGTTGAAATCGGCAAACCCTTGTGGGGTTTCCGTGCCGGTGACTTGACCAGGCATTAACACCGCATGAACGGGGTCTTTTTTGCCAAGCGGCCGATGAATGCCAAAACGATTCAAGAATTCTTCGGGAACCTTGGATGATATGTCCACGGCTTCGGTGTGGAATGCGGGCTGCCCTGGGGCGCTGGCGGGGTCTATGGGCGAATAAATGCCAGGCTTTCCGGCCTTGCTTTGTTCAAACAATTTTTGCTGTTCGGCGCGGGTTCGAACGCCGCTGGTAATTGGCATATCCGTGCCAAATTCTTGCTTATAAGCCGCCTGGGCTTTTTGCAAATTGGAAAGCAATGCGGGGTTTAGCCCTTCCAAATTTACTTGGCTTGGCTGGCTTGATTGGCTTGGCTGCGGTGCGGCTTTTGGTTTGCGTCCAAACGCTTGCCCCACCGCATTATCAATGTCGGCAAGGTTTAAGGTTTCCATTATTTGCCCCCGATCAATTTTTGCATTTGTCCAATTTTATTGACCAGGCTTTGGTAACCAGCGGAATTTGCACCACCCGCTTGGTTTACCACTTCCTTAATGGCTTCATTGTCTTTGCTTCGAATTGCATCATACAAACGAATTGCATTGATGCCATCGTTGCCAAGTGTTTGCGACCAACGTTGCTGAAATTCTGATGCTGCAAAAGGATTTTTTGTGCGGTTGAAATTATTTTCAACGCCCTGGGCAAATAATTCCGTACCGGTTGAAAGGGCGCGGTTTACACGGGCAGTTTGCTTGATGGCTGCGGGTGTCCATTCGGTTGTACCGGACATTTGGCCAGCAATTGCGCGGCCAGCGTCCGTACTTGCCAAACCAGTACCGGCCGATAAGGCTTGCGTTTGCAGCGCCATGTAATGGCCTAGTTGCTGAAGGTTGGTTGCATTGTCACCACCAATGCCAAGGCCATTCAAACCAGCATAACCACCAGTTAAGTTTGCAAGTGTGCCGGAACCTTTACCGGAAATTACATCATCGGCCAACTTTATGATTTGGTTGCTGTTGAATTGCTGCACCGGCACTTGTTGGGCCATTGCACGGGTATCCAAACGCAATTTTGTTGCGGCTTCCAATGTGGCGGCATTTTCGCCCGCTGGCATCCGCACGGGCGCGTTTGCTGGCATTACTGGCTGCGCTGTAACGGCCGGACGCGGCATTGGGCCGCCAACAACGGGGCCACCAGGCGCTTGAATGTTATTTTGCGGCTGTACGCTTCCACCCATAATTCCGGTGGGCATTTGATTGGCAGCCGCCCCGCCTGGTTGCATTGCTGGATTTGCGCCACCTGGAATGGTTACCTCGCCCAACAATTCGCCATTTGGGCCATAAGCCAAAGCGGTTGGAATGTTGTTCATGTCAACGCGGCCGGTTGGCACATAACGCGCACCTGGGGCAAGTTGGTTCGTTACCAAAGGTGCTTGGCCAACCTGAATACTTGGCGCTTGACCAGCCACGGACGGACGGGTAACGGTTGGCAAAATTTGTGCGCCGGTGTTTACCGTGCCAGGCTGTGGATTGAATTGAGATTCTTGCGACGCAACCGGCATCAACGTTTGTGCGCCCGAAATCGCCAATTGCGAAAAATTGGTGTTTTCCGGCATCTTGTTCCAAATCGTTTTATACGAATCGGCAAGGCGCCCAAGGTCTTTGTTGTCGGGGTTGGTGGCCACTAGATCGTCCAACGCCTTTAAATAAGTGTTTCTGTCGTTGACACCGGCTTTGCCCAAGATGTTGAACGTTTGGCCGACCAATGCTTTTTGGTCTTGCGTCAAACCCATTTTTGCTTTGTTGGCTGCCGTTTGGGCCGTGCTTAAATCAGACACGTTTTTCATCACATCGCGGCCAGTAAGTGGCGCAATTTTTGGAATTGCCGCATTGACTTTGCTCATGTCAATGTTGCCATCGGTTTGGAAATTTTCAGGATTGGAAAAAAAGTCCTGAAGCCCAACGCGTTCGGTATTTGCTTGTTTTTCTTTTTGCAAAGCAATACCCCCGCGGCCAATGTTAATCATGTCCGACAGCGAAATTGGTTGCGGCGCTTTAATTTGGGCGCCAATTGGTTCAACGTTGAAAGTAGCCATGTTTTTCCCCTTAACCTAAAAGCGCGTACATCATGGCAGCGTTGCCAACACCTTGCATTGCACCCGAATAGGCATTTGCCGAACCAACTTGGCCACCGGCAATTGCATTTGCGCCACCAACGGCCAACTGGCCCAAATTGGTTGCCGTGTTTTGGCCAATCTGATTGGATTGATTTTGTGCGTTTTGACCAATACCGGCCACACCGGCCAAGGTGTTGTAAATGTCACGGCGCTGCGCCATGTATTGCGGAAGGGCGGTTCCCATTGTGTAGTCAATGGCAAACTTTTGGCCAGCGCGTTGAACGTTTGATCCACCGCCACCAACATTCATGCCTTGCATGGCCCCGCCAGTTCCTTGCTCGACAGCAAATTGGTAACCAGGCATATTTCGAATATCCTCAGCGGTCACCGGCTTGGTCAGGCTTGGCAGTAATTCATTGATTCGGTTCAGCGCACCATATCCGGCTTCCCGATACGGTTTGTTTTGCTCGTTCAGAATGTCGAACATTTCGCGCTGTTGCTGCGACGCTTCACGCGTTCCTTGCAATTGCGTGTTTGCGGCGCTTTTTGCGCCCTGGGAACCCAGGTAACCGCCTACTAGGCTTGTTCCACCAACAATTAACGCGGCAGTTATGAATGACATTTTATTTCCCTTCCAATTTTTGCATTTCGCAAATGATTTGCTTTAGTTTGTTGCCTGGGCCAAACATGGCGGCTTCATCGGCTTCTACTAATTCTTCCTCGATCTTTTCAATGTCCGTTTCGTCAGTCTTATGAAACGTTATTCCGACCGAATCCATAGTCGCCAAAGTCACGCGTTTTGTTCCAGGTTGGCACTCAACAACATCACCAGCCTGAAGTTTTTTCATGCCTTTTTCCGTCCAGGCAATTATCTCGCCTTTGGCGCATAAAAAGAAGTGGGGATGCTTGTGAACCTTGCCCACAATCAGCGTTCCAGCCGGACGAAATAAGCGGCGGCAATACATACCAGGCACAAAATAATGTTCAGTCACCAAACCTTCGGCTTGCGGATGCTTAACCATTTCGGCTTGCAGCCGTTCGATTTGCTCTCGCGTTGGCGCCTCGTTGATAAGTTCAATGTCTTTCAAAATGTACCCCCGCCAATGCCGTTCAAGGCTGTCAAATCGGTAAATTTACCCGCGGCCGGTGTTGTCAGGCCAATGGTGGAACCGTTAATTACCGCGTTGTCAATTGACACGTTGGTAATCGTGCCGCCGTTGACAATGATGTAAGCAAAGGTCGCCGACGCAACATCGGGGTTTTGCAGCCAAATGATCCACTCACGCGCTGGCCGTCCGGTTGTCGGATCAAGGAACGCCGATTGCGGGAATCGAATGTTTGTGGATGATGTTGGATTTGGGGCGACCATCAATTATCCCCTACGGATGCCTTTAGGTTTGCGGAAACGATCACGGCCTTTATTGGGTCGGTCACCACCACTTCAAAAATGCGGTCACGCGACCAGCCCAGGCGTCGCCAAATCGCACGGTTTTGATATTGGCCAATTTTGCCAATAGTTATCCAATGTTCGTTTGACCAGGTAGAACCGCCATCATTTGACCATCGCAACATGGCTTGGGGATCGTCGCCCTGGCCAGTTGTAAGCCCAACACCAGGCTGAAATTGGATTTGGAATTCCTCAAAAAACTGGCGTTGCAAATCCGCGGTCAGGTGAACCGCACGGCGCAAACGACGAATTGTTGAACCGTTGTCGGCATAAACCGCATTGTCCAGGCTGTAAATTTTGCCATTTTCAAAATCTCCCACCAGGTTTTTGCCAGCAAAAAACGCATAGCAATTTGAACGGTGGCGATAGTAAGTTCCAGCACCTTCGTTCCAGGAAAGCCATTTGTGCCATTGTTGCGTGGCCAGGTCATAAACCCATGTCAGGTCAATCGAAGGGAACGTCACGACATACATTTCGTGTCCTTCGATTTGATAGGTGTAAGCAAACGCGTCGGACACGTCAGCGCCTACCAGGCTGTTTTCCACCGCGTGGGTTGATGTTCGCACCAGGCTGTAACCATTGATGGCGCCAATAATTGCCTGACCGCGGGTGTCGCGGCTAACAAACATAAACGATTCTCCAAACCTGGCAACCGAATATTTGGCGGCGCAGCCGTGTTGCATGGTCGTGCCGCTTACCCGTTGAAACGGAAATGTCGTTAGGCCGGAAATTACGTTGCCAACGTCCACCCAAACTTCGGTAGTGACTTCGCCAAGCAAATAAACCTGGCGGTGGTCAACAATCAAAGCCACTAAGTTATCAGGGGCGCCGTCTTTGCTGCCATAGTTGCCTGTTGTGCTGACTGCAAGGCCAAGGTTAGTCGCCGCCCAATTTTGCGTTCCTGGCTCGTTGTAAATGATGTACGAATCCACCGTGTCGGTGGACGTGGCGCCTTGCCAAAGGCCGTCAGATGGCGGCAAAACTGTAAATGTGTTTGTACTTGCAACCCATGTATAACGGTTTCCACCATCCACAATATATGCCGTCAAACCATTATTTGTGGTTACGTTGTCGGTAATATCCACCTGGCCGGTGTTGGTGTTTAGCGTTCCAATTTGTGTGGCCACAAAAGCGGTTGTAACGCTGTAAACAAGATTGCCCACAACAACAACTAAATACTGACTGCCGGACAAAGCCCGCATTCCACGCACTTCCGCTTGATTTAAAGCCAGTTCTTGAACCAGTCCAGGGGTTGGATACAACGCAACAATGCCGCGGCTTCCAGGCTGCTTTGTGGGGTCAATTTCAGGGTAAAAATTGATGCACTCTTGCGCGTCTTGGTAGATTGACGGGGCTTCGTAAGAAGCGCCCACGAAACCAAAGTCAGGCATTATGCAAATCCCCCATCCATAATGAAACCGGCATCTTTCGATTTGCCCATCAACAATGTGTCAGGGTAACGCGCCACTTGCGGCGGCCGCATATTGGTGCGTTTAATTGTTGCTTTGGCTTGGGCGGCTAGGGAATTTATCATGGCCATTTGAACCTGGTTCATCTTGCCGTACATTGGCAGCAAACGTTCAGCCAAACACCAGCGCAACGCGTTGATGTAGCCAGGCGGCAACGCAATGTCGTCGGTCTGCGCTGTGAAAGTGCGAAATTGCGTATAAGCAAAAATGTGCATTTCGCCTTGGGCGGGGTTTGGCCAAACGTAAATTGTGCCAAGGTTTTCGCTTGCCTGGTAATAAACGCCTTTTGGCCAAGGGCCGTTCAATTGCTTCAGGCCGATGGATTCGTATTGTTCCAGGGCAAAAATTGCCACGGGGTAATCCAAGCCGCCCCCATAGATTGGGGCGCCGTTGCTGGTTGTGGTCACGCGCACAAATGCCGATTCCAGCGTAAGCGGGCGTTCGTAATAACCCGAAATTGGAAAAGGCGTAACAGTCCCCGTCATTGCAATGCTGCCAACAGTTTGTGATACCGAAACGGTATAAGTCCCAACACCACCCGATGCCGATATAACTGCGGTAATCGTGGTTCCGCTAGTGACGCCGCTTCCGCTGACAACGCAACCAACACCCAAATAACCAACGGAAATGGCGCTTACCGTAAGGATGGTTCCGCTGATTGATCCCGTAAAAATAGGATTTGGCGTTGAAGCATTTTGGCTCAATGTGTAAGTTCCGGCTTCATTGACGTTGCCGCCGCCACCGCTATTGAAATTCACAATCGTGGTTCCGGCTGAGATGCCAATTCCCGTCAACGTTTGGCCAATGGTGATGGCGCCGGACGTGACGCCGTTGGCCGGAATGGTCAGGGTTTTGCCGCTGATCGAACCCGTAAATGTGCAACCCACTTGGCCACCTGGGCCAATGGTGTATTGTGTTTGGTTTTGAACGACGGGAAAAATGATTTCAGTTTTGTAGAAAACCATCATGTTTTCGTTCGACCATTGGGCGCACATATCGTTCAACATATCGTAGCCGTCTTGGGCTTCGTCAGCGGTTGGAACCTCACCGGCAGCCAACGCGCCAATGTCTTTCATTGCGCGGGTAACAATGTCAAATGGCGTTGTCATTTTGTGCCTTAAAAATTTATCGTAATAAAATTACGCTAATTGTTCATCAGTAGGTTTTGCAAGTGTTTTGTGATCCCATTTTGCAAGATAGTCTCCATTACCATCGGAATCATTTTGCAGAATGATAGTACCGTTGGCAAACACTTCGGGCGTGTCTTTTAACTCAGGATAAATTGCGATGATTTTGTCATAAAGCGACATTTTTCTCTCCTATTAAGTGTTTCTGACGTATTCAATTTGCAGACTGCATTGATTGAATCCAGGCGTGTAACTCTGTGTTGAACCACTGTCTTGATAGATGTAAATTTCAAAATAATCAGTGCTTCCATTTGCATATTGCAAACAATCAACAACAGCACCAATGTTGGCTGTGTTTAATTGCTGACCTCTAAAATTTTCAGCCCCGTTTTGATAAACAGAAATCCAAAATGCAGTTCCCGCTGCGGGAAAACCATTTACTCGTGCGCTAAGTCTGTAATAACCCGCAATAGTCGGGGTAAACCGACTTGTGACTATGTTGAAGTTTTGATTTGTATCCCACGGCTCTTGGTCAAAAATTATTTTGGTAAACGTAACATTTGGAACACTTAATGTGGTTGTTGTATTTGTATATGCAAATACAGTAGGTGCTGTTCCAGTTGCCAATTGTGGGCTTGCAAAATGAGTACCAGCGTATTTGTTGATTGTTCCAGCACCTAATGGAATATAGGTGTTATTTTTTTCAACAAAGTTTCCATTGTCTAAACTTGCGTTGATGTAAAAAAGTGTGTTTGTGTTTCCAGTATTTGCACCATAAGCCAACCAACAATCTTCAACAACGATGTTTGCCCATGGGCCAGTTGCGTAAAGCAAAGCACCTATTGCAACATCATATCCGTTGTATTCAAAATAAGTTTGTTTGAAATGAACCAATCGAGAAGACGCGCCCCCTGGTGCATCACCAACATAAACACCATATCCGTTGTTGGATTCAATAATGCCGCCAATCCAAGAAACGACAGATGCGCCTTGCACCTTAATGCCGCCAGCGTCACTACCAAAACCGCTGATAGAACCACCATTGTGGCGAGAATCACATTGAAAGAATGTCACTCCATTTGGGCCACCAAGGTCGCCCGGAATAACCGTATTCAAGAACACGCCAAGCCTACCATTGTAATGAAACTTGCATTGCGAATATCGAGTTGCCCACGCATAACGATGGTACAAACCATGTCGTCCATTGTTATATGAATAGACGTTGAAGAAATGGCAATACGCTACATTTCCAGTGTTTGTTGATGTGTTGTAAAGGCTAATGCCATCACGACTAGATGCGTTTCCAGAACCATCTATGGAAAAGTTTTCAAATGTTGTGTAGTAAACCGATCCACTTAAATCAAGTGCATCGCCTGTGCCGTAGTTTTTAATCACGGAAACCATTGGCCCATCGCCACGAATTGAACAACTTGCAGCAATTGCGGTTGTAATTTTGTATATTCCAAAAGGAATATACATTGACAAACCATTGTTAGTGCAATATGTGGCGCAAGCCTGAATTGCGGTTGTGTCATTTGTTGAATTATCACCGACAGCGCCAAAATCTTTAACGCTAACCATTTCTTGAAATTTTTGATGAACAGTTTTTCCAACCGAACCAGTTAAATTTCCTGAAGAATTAGATTGACGAAAACCGACCAGCGCATCGCCTTTTGCAACATTAGATGTATTGGCCAAATCTGCTTCAAATGCGGTTAACAATGCAGCAATTGAAGAAACATCGTTAACGCCAACAATATTGTCATAAGTCCCCAAAGTCACACCAGCCGATGTTTTAAGGACAAACTTATAAGTACTTCCAGTAGTTAGCCAAACCTCATTAACTCGACCAGCCGAATCCAAAACGATTGGGTTTGTATTTGCAATTAAGCCCGTGCTGCTGGTGTAAGTCACGGCTGGCGTGGTGGTTCCGGCCGTGTACGAATACAACAAACCACCAGCAAGAGGAACGCCATTGTTGTCAAAAAATTGCCAGCCAGCGCCCGCAAAATAAGAAATATTTACAGTCATTTTTAACCCTTACGAATAATTGAACCGCCAAAATAGCATAAACCCGCGCCTGGGTTGTATGTTTGGCTTATGCCAGTTGATTGAAACAATCTCAATTCCAAATAATCTGTCGAACCGTTCATCGAGACAATTCCATTAACGCTAAGTCCAAAAAACAAACCAGCATCAACATAAGCGGGGCCGCGCAAATATTCAGAACCATTTTTGAAAATTGAAAGAAAACAATTTCCACCACCCGCTGGAAAATAATTTGCTACCGCACTAATTTGATAATAGCCAGCAACATTTGGGGTAAATCTGTAAGTTGTTGTGTTGAAATTTGTTGCCGTGTCAAATGTTGTTGTATTTATTGGTAAAACCGTATATGTTGCTGTCGCAATATTGATGCTTGCATTTTGGTAAGCCAAAAATGTTGGCCCACTATTGTTTACATCAATTGAACCACCAAGACTTACAGATGTGCCATTGATGGTGATGCTTGAATTTGCTAAGTTTGCATTTGGCAAAGAACCAGTAACGCCGTTTGATAAATCAATTTGCGCCCAGGCTGGATTGTTGCTGGCGCCAGTATTTGACAAATATCTAGTGGCTGTTGTGTTTTTGGCCAAACGCGCCAAAATATTAGCGGCAGACGCATAAAGCAAATCGCCCTGGGTGGTCAAAACGGAAGTGGCCGAAGGCTGCCAGGATGGCGCCGTAGCGCCAGCGTTGACTTGCAATGCTTGATATGCAGTTCCAATTGCCAACTTTGACAATGTTGTGCCGGTTACGTAATAAAGCAAATCGCCCGCGGTATATGAAGTCAAGCCAGTGCCGCCCGCGGTTGTTGGCGTGGTTTTCCAGCCAATTACCTGGATTGCGTTGGCATTGTCTTTATAAAACAATTTGCCATCGGTAATGTTGATGGCCAGTTCCGATCCCAACGTGCTGTTGGTTAAATTTCCAACAGCGGGCGCGTTTGTGGTCGTGCTGCTGCTGTAAATTAAAATTGGTGTAAAGCCGGTTTGCGCCATCTTTTAAATCTCCGGTGTGAACGTTTGGGGCGCCCAGGGAAGCGGTGTAACGCGCTGCGCCTTCAAAGCGGCCAATTGTTCGTTCAGACGCTTTTCAATCATGTTGGCGCCGTCTTTTATGGTTTCGGCTTGAACCCAGGCCACGATCATGTCTTCCGTCACGTCTGCAAATGCGACGTTCAGTTTTGGCTCTTGGAACGTCCAAAAACCTTCCGTTTCAACAACCAAATCCTTGTCGCTGACGGAAGCAAAGTATTTTGCCCTGGTAATCAGTTCACCATCGGATGAATCAATGCCCAGAATTTTCCATTTTGTTGTCATTAGAATGTGCCCCCGCCAGTTCCACCGATCATGGTCAAAACACCGGTCGATGGGTTGAATTTCAGTTTAGTCGATGACACGTAATTGGGCAAATTTCCAGTGGTACTGGTCACCCAGGTTGGGTACATATCTGCGTTCGTTGTCGTGTCGTCAATGATTGCAATGTTTGTTGCGTTTGTTGCGTTTGTTGCACTTGCCGCGCTGCCATCAATCGACACACCGTTCAATGTTTGGCTGGCGCTGGTGCGGTTCAACGCAATGCCGGTCGTACCAATGTAAACGGTCGAATTGCCCAACACGGTCGAAGGGATCGTGCCGGTCAGTTGGCCAGCCGGAATGCTGGTCAGGCTGGCAGCCGATCCGCTGAACACCGTGGCCGACAATGTGCCGGTGGACGGATTGAATTGGAATTTCGTGCTGCTGACGTATTCGGTCGCCAGGTTGCCGGTCGTTTGATTGGCAAAAAGCGGATACCTGGTTGCGTTGGTCGTCGTGTCGTCGGTCACCGTCGCGTAGGCGGTCGGCGTCACCCAGGAAGGGGCCGAAGTCCCGTTCGATTGCAGCACCTTGTTTGCGTCACCGGCTGCGGAAGCCAGGAACGCGGTGACACCCGTTGCCGATTGGTAAGGGATGCTGGCCGCCGCACCGCCAGCCAGGTTTGAAGCCGTGCCGGTGATGTTGATTGCAGCCGTGCCGGTCAGGTTTGTGACTGTTCCGCTGGATGGTGTACCCAAAGCCCCGCCATTGACCACAAAAGCGCCCGCGCTGCCCGTATTCACGCCCAGGGCTGTAACCACCCCTATGCCGGTTGTAATCGTGCCAGGGGCCGCGCCAGCCCCGCCGCCGATCATCAAAGCATTGGCAGCCAAAACGGCCGATGATGCCCAGGTCGTGCCGCTTGAAAAATACGGAATGCCGCCGCTGGTTCCGGCGATTGTCAGCGCCAGCGTTCCCGATCCGGTGATTGGCGAACCGCCAACCGAAATGATGCCGCCGGTAAATGTTTGGGACACCGATGTGACGGTTCCCGTTGTGGGCGTCGCCCAGGAAGGAACACCCGCGGCCAAGGTAAGCACCTGGCCATTTGATCCAGCCGCCAGGAATGCGGTAGTATCGGCTGCGCTTTGGTATGGAACCGAACCGGCTGCACCACCGGCCAAGTTTGTGGCCTTTGTGGCCGTGCCAGCGTTGCCGGACACCGAACCGGTGATCGTGTTGGTCACCGTCAGGTTGGTCAAAGTTCCCAAACCCGTAATTCCGGAATAAGAACCCGACAACCTGGCGGTGTCAAATGTGCCGCTGGTGATTTGCGTGGCAGCAATCGCAATGCTGGTGCTGGCCGCCAAAGTCAATTGGCCCTGGGCGTTCACCGTAAACGTGGCCACCTGGGAAGCCGAACCATAAGCGGCTGCGGTCACCGCGGTGTTGGTGATGCTGAATGTGTTGCCGGTCAGGGTTAACCCTGTTCCAGCCAAATAAGAACCAGCGCCCGAAAATTGCGACCAGGTGATTGGCGTCACGTCAATTGTGCCGCCCTGGTTAGATGTGCAAACCCAACCGGTATCACTTAGGGTTGTCCCTGATTCAATAAACGTGAACGCGCTTGGCACTTCGGCCCAAGTGTTCATGTCGGCGCTGCGCGTCCATCCGCTGGCGCTGGCCACATAAATGCCGTTGGCTGCCTGGTTGGTTTGGTTTTTAACCAGGATGCGGTCGCCCGCGGTCAGCGTTGCAGCCCAATCGCCACCAGCCTGGACAGCCAAGCCAGACAGCGTGATGTTATTTGTGGTCGCGTAAACGCATGACGCTTTCACGTCCAAACCTTGGGCGACGGAATCGACGTAAGCCTTATTGGCAATGTCTAGGTCGGCTGAAGGGGTTGTGGCCACCTGGCCGGTGGTTGCGTAAATGCTGGTGAAATAACCGGCTGCTGGCGCGGTTCCACCAATCACGGACGAATCAATCGTGCTGTTGGTAATCGTCAACCCTGATTGAATCGGGCTGATCGGGGGGAAAAATAAACTTCCCGCGGGGCCGACGAACGCAATTAGTTCAAACGTCGGTTCAGGTTTGAAAAGTCCCTGAACCGGTTTGATGTTCGTCGTGTTCGTAACAGCGGTGCTGTTCGACATGGCGCCCCCTTAATCTGCTTGGATGGGGCAAATGTAAAGTGTGTTTGTGCCGCTGCTAATCGCCTTGATGTAGAACGGGCCTTTGGGCGCCGCAATAATCAGGGGAAAATTCATGCCGCCAGGTAACACGTAAGAACCGGAAGTGCCGGTGGTGGCCACTTTCGGGGTCACCAGGTTGGCCGATTCGGGCGCCATTTCAATGGCTGCAACGCCGGTTCCAACATTCAACAAACTGACATAGTTTGTTTGATCGTTGGTCGATGGAACGATTTGCAAAGCCGCCGACGCTGATGTTGTCAAGTCAAGCGCATAGGTTGGCCCGCTTGTTCTAATGGCTGATAAATTGACCATTTTTAACCCTTTCCCGTGTTTTGAAAATTATAGTGCCGACCATAGAAAAAAAGCCACCCCTTTTGAGGGCGGCCTTCTTTCACTTCATGCCATATTAAGGCAAGAATGTCAGGTCGTAACCGTAGATGAACACATCGGCGGTTGCGGCTGCGCCCTGGGCGGTAGTGTTGCGAATGTAAAGGGGTGTGCCCGATACTGCGTCGGTTGACGTAGCGGCGGTAACAACCACTTTCGCGGGGGCGCTGTTGCCGGTCAAGGCATAAGCGGTTTTGACAGCCGTACCGGTTGCGCCTGGGCCTGTGTAAACGGCCAGTTGGGCCGTAGTCAGGTTAACGGACGCGTTGGTGACGATGATGCTTTGAACGCTGACGCTACCGGCCACCAGGATGGGGGCAACGGTGTCGGCGACTGCGTTCAGGTTCACGCCTTGGGCCGAAGCAATCAGGCGAAGTGCCTGGTTCGTTGCTAGGGGGGTAGGGTGATTTGTGGTGGTTGATGCTGGCCCTGGATTGCTCATGTTAATTTCTCCAAATTAGGTTTAATGAAGGGCGACCGAAGCCGCCCCCGTTTCATTAGGCTGCGACGCGGCAAGCCAGTTCGGGGTACAAAGGCGCCCAACCATACAACACATCCAAACGGGTCGGAATGCTGTCGTTGTTGATCGTGTATTGACGAACAACACGGATGGACAAGCCCAGGTCTTTGTCGGACGCACGGCCCGCAAAGTGAACCCCGTCGGGCAACTCAAGGTCGGCCGTGGCCAAGGTCGCAAAATTCTTGTGGAAAACCAAGTTTTGCGGGCTGACGGTTCCGGTGTTGTTGAAGGGCGTCACGGCAGCGGTGGCGCTGGTCGTTTGCACAACAACGTTTTGGAATTGGCCGCCGGTGATGATCGCGGGCGAAACAGTCACGGCCGTGCCGCCACCAGTTGCCACGGCGGTGGTTGACATCACAACGAAGTTGCGAAGTTTGCCGGAACCGTAGGCAGCGCGGTTTTGGGGGTTGACAGCGTAAACGCCAGCAATTTGGATCACGTCGCCTTGGTTCAGGGTCAGCGCGGAAGATGCAACCAGTTGCACCGTGCCGAATTGCGCCCAACCAGTAGCGATGCCGAAGGATGCCGAAGTGGTGTCCACGGACAAGGTTTTGCCGCTGTAAGAACCAAAAGTTTGGTTCACAACGTTCTGATCCATGTACCAGTTCATGCCAGCGGAATCGCGGCCCATCATGCCTTTGGTGTATTGCTTGCCGATCACGTCGGAAGGAACAAACAAACCTTTCAGGCTGTCAACGATGGTTGCGGAAGTGAAAGGTTCCACCACGCAAGAACGGCGACCGTCGCGGGGTGCGCCTTCGCTGTCCAGGTAAGCGCCAGCGGTCAAGTACGTAATCAAACCGGTGGGCGGTGTGCCAGCCGTGCCGACGATGTTGGCCACGTTGTTTTTGGCCATTGTCAAGCCGTCCAAGTCCATCTTGTTGGCGATGGCAGCAACAGCGGGCTTCAACACGCGGTCGCTGAACATATCCAAAGACAAAGCCAAATCCTGGGTCGTGAATTGGGTATCCACGTGGAATTGGGTGGACAAAGTAACTGGCACGGAAGTTTCGTTGAAGTCTTCAACGTTCAGCGCGGGGCCAGTAGTACCGATGAATCGGCCAGGACGACGGACGTTCAAAGTGTTACCGATTTTGGCGCCGGTGACAGCAAATTGGTCGTCGTATTCGCGGGTGACGTTGTTAGTGAACGTCAATTCGTTTTCCAAAACCATCAACGCTTCGTTGGTGATCTTCGAAATCGTCAGTAAATTATTTCCAGACATTTTGGTTTCCTAATTGAAAAGGGTTAATTGTCAGCGAATCTGCCTGTTTTGGCGGGCCGCTTTCCATTGGGCAAATGTACCGTGAAAATTGCCATCGGCATCCACGTTATTGTCCGTTTTAGAAACGGCGCCGCGAATCGGGCTGATTGGCGCTGGCGCTTTAGATTTCACCGCGGTTGATTTCACTTCAGGGGCGCTGGCTTTTGGGGCGGTTTTCTCAAACTGCGCCTCAAGTCTGCCGATTTGTCGAAGGGCTGAAATTACGGAACCTTCGCCAAGTTTTTTGGCAAAGTCGGGATTTTCGGCCAGGTGATAAAGGATTTGTGGCCCCACATCACTTTCCATGATCGCGTCGCGCACGGGGTCTGAAATAGACACATCGCTTGACTGAACCATGTCGTCGAAATCCGGCAATTCGCTTCTCGCTGCATTCACGCGGTCGGCCCAACTCTTTTCGAATTGCGCCCGTTGTTCCGCGGCCTTGCGATTTGCTTCTGCCTGGTCACGTTCCATCAACTTCTTGTCAGCGGTATATTCTGCCAACGCTTTCGCGTATTCGAACATATCGTTGAATTCTTCAGGCTTGGGTTCGGGGCCAAAATCGTCCTGGGCTTTCGCCTGGGGGTTCGCTTTGGTTTCCAGTTCCTTCAGCCTGGCTTCCAGTTCTTGCCTGGCTTCGCGTTCCTTTTGGGCCTCGGCCCGTGCGGCTTCGCGTTGCTTGGTAATCTCTGAAAAGCGCCTTTCGATCTTCGGGTTCGCCTTGCGTTCCTTTTGATCGTCTTCTACGGTCGCCTCATTCCCTTCCCCGTCTGAATCACTCTGATCGGCCTTGGTTTCCGGCTCGTCGGCAGCGTAGGTTTCCCCATCGGCTGCTGGCGCCACGGTGTCTTCCGGCGTCGCGTCAACTAATCCAAGTTTACGGGCGGTGAATTCCGCTAAATTGTCACTTGTCACCAGGTTACCGGCGACACGTTCTTGCACTTCGGACATACGTATCCCTACGAATCAACCCAATGAAAACCCATTGGTAGGTTTTGGTCAATTGTGAACCTAAATCATTTGTATTGTCAACTATTGTGGCATTCCCATCGGTGGTTGCATTTCAGGCGCCATTTGCGGTTGCTGCTGCGGCATTTGGGGCGCTTGACCAGGAAGGCCCGACGCCATATCCATTTGACCAATAAACGGGCTTGAACCTTGGTGAATATCTTGGGCAGCCACTTCGGAATACGCATATTGTTCGGCGTTCATTTGGTCAATTTTTTGCACCAAGTCACCTGGCGACATATTGGCCAATAACAGTTTGACAATCGCTTCAATTTCCGTTTTGTTTTGGCTGGTAATTGACCTGGTGTTTTGGTCGTTGACCTTGACTTCGGCATTTGTTTCGGTGTTGTGCGCCCTGGCAATGCCTTTAATAAGTTCGCGGCGGGTTTCGCCTTCCTGGCGCACGCCTTCCTTAGTCATGCCATATTTTATGTCCAGGCCCATCATTTGCATTTGCTGTTGCTGGTCTTGAACCATCTTTTGCAATTGCATCAACTTCATTTGAACCTGGGGTGGAATGTCAATCTTTTCGTCAATCTGCGCCAGCGGGTTCATGGCGGCCAGGCGGTCGGCGATTACGTCGGCGCCAGGGAAATCCATGTTGCGGAACAATAGGTCGCCCGCCACTTGGAAAATCTCGCTTTGCGCCATCATTGGCATCATGGCTTCCACGGCTTCCATGCGTTTGCTGTTGTAGCCTGGGCCGGTATCCATCACCACGTCGTAAAGCCCAACGGTAACGTCGTTCAGCACTTCGCCGGTGGCCTGAAGGTCATTCAAGGTTGTCAGGTCGGGTTTACCGTCCACGCCAATGATTCGCAACACGCGTTTGGTATCGTAAATCTTGGGAATCAAATCCAGGATGATTTTGCCGGTGTGCTTAATCGAACGCGTCATGTTGTCGTAGAAGTGGAAATTGCTCATGTCCACTTGCTGTTGCTGGCCTTGCAAGGCTTTGCCCGACACGTTGCCCATCATTTGCTGCGCTGGATCAAAGATGCCCAACACGGTTTGCAAATCCTGGCCAACTTCGCTGGCGGCTTCCATAATGCCCGCGGGTGGTGGTTCAGGCTGCAAACGCTGCGGCGGCTGCGGAACCACGCGCCCTTCAATGTCGGTTTGCTTGTAACGCAAAACCGGCGTTGATTTGATGTTGGCCAACGCCCATTCGTTTTCGTGGCCTTCGTCCTGGCCTTCAGCCATCAACCATTTGGCTTTGGGCGCCAGCGCAATGGATTCGGTTAGGCTGGTGCGCCAAAAGTTAAACATCCGCTGCGGGTCTTTGGCGTTGCGAACCAAGCCGTATTTTTTGCGCTTGCCTTCAATGGTTACCTGGGCGCCGTAACAAGGAATGATCGGAATATATTTACCGGCCCATTCTTTTTCTTCCAGGATTTCCATTGCGGTCAGTTTGCACCACTTCACAACCTTGCGGTAGGACGAACGGCGTTCAACTTCCACAACGCCAGCGTCGTCCAGCACTTGCTTGGGCGGCAGTTTGTCGGCCCAATCCTTTGTCCCATCGGACAGCATCACCAGGTCAACTTTTTTGCGGTCAATGTAAAAGTATTCGGCAATACGTATGTCTTCCTTAGTCACCCATTCGGCGCTGCTGTCACCGGTCGCACGGGGCTGGAATCCCACGCCGTCGTCGGCGCCTGGGTACATTTGCCGAAATACGTGCTTGGGGATGACGCTGGCCACCAGGCATTTTTCAGCGTCGGAACCATCGGGCGCCACGCTGTTGGGGTCGAAGTAAACGGAAAACGGATCGTCGATTGGCTCAATATAGATTTCCTGTTCAAACGAATTTTCGCTGACGTAATCGGTCACCACGCGCCAGTAACCCCAACCCATCCGCACGGCATAAGCAAACGCGGTGTCGTAAGCGGTGTCGGCGTTGCTGTTGACTTCAATGTGACGGGTAATGCCTTCGATCACCTGGGCGACTTTCAAATCGCCTTCATTGTTGACGGGGTGAACCTTGATCCTGGGGCGTTGCTGGCGCTGCTGATTCTCGACCTGGCGGCAATATGCGTCAATCTTGTTGATCGTCAGGCACGGGCGGGCTTCCAGGTTGCGGCTGTTTTGAATCTCGACCGGCCATTGATCGCCAGCGGCAAATTTCAAATCCTGAAGGGCCGATGAACGGTTCATCGAATCGGCTTCGCCAACCAGGCGCAAAAATTTAATCGCGTCCTGGATGCGTGGATCGCTTGATTCATCTTGGTAATCTGACATATTCGCCCCTTATTTTTTAAAATTATCCCATCCAACCACCGGCTTCGGCAACCGTTCGCTGCTTTTTGCGCGTTGTTGGCTCTTTAATCATCAACGCAATGTATCGGAATGCGTCGGCGCCGTGGGAATATTGGTCGTGCAATGGTGACTTGCTGAATTGGCCCGATTCGGGATCGACCTCATAACGGTAATGACGAAGGCAATTCAAGCCATCGGCGCAATTGTCGCGGTCAAACCAAAGGTTGGGAAAGATGGTACGGGCCGCGTTGATCGAATCGACCACCGGAACCCGCGGCATAACGCTGGTTTTGAATCCAGCCCCGCGCACAATTTCCTCAATCGTGCGACCGGCTGCCGCCAGGGTTTTGTTTTCGGCATCATGCGGCAGCCAAATGGTGTCGTACACGTAGCCAAATGTTTGAAGTTGCGCCAGGTACGAAGTCATTGTGCGCTGGCTGCCTTCAAAGTATCGGATCAACCTGGTTTCCATGCCCACAAACTGAACAAACCACCAGGCGGTGGCGTCCGACCAGCCCAGGTCGCAAACGGCGTGAACGGGCTTGGTTGGATCGTAGGGCACGGACGTGATGCGGCCATTGTTTTCGGCCACTTGCATTTCATTGCCAAACACGGCGCCATCGACCGACCGGCGGCACATTCCTTCCCAAACCTGGTTGTATGCGGCGGGGTCGCGTTCCTTCAATGCGTCTTTTTCCAGGCGCAAGGTTTCAGGGAACCAGGGATTGTCCGACCAGTTGATCCGCATGATGATGCAATCCCGCGGGGGCTTGGCAACAAACCGCTGGTAAGTTTCGTCGGTTTCCAGGTCAGGGTTGAACGAAATCCATATCTCGCTGCCCTGTTTGCGGATCGTCGGGATCAACACGTTCCAGGACAACCGGCTGACGGTTTGGGCTTCCTCCACCCAACAAATATCCACACCTTCGAACGACTTGATGTTGGTCGGGTTGTTCTTCAGGCCGATGAAGGCGAATTCCGTACCGTTAAAGCCACGGATCGACGTTTGCGTAATCTCGTAAAAGGGCAGCAAGCCCAGGGCCTCGATTTGGTCGCATAACAGTTTGTGGACGGAATCCTTGATGCTGGCCTGGAATTCCCGCGCACACAAAATCCGCATTGGGCTTTTGGCCCCCAGGATCAACAAGGCGCGGGCGATTCCCCAGGATTTTGCACCGCCGCGGCCGCCCAGGCAAACTTTGTAACGGGCCTTTTTGAACAGTCCTTGCAACTTGACCGGAAATTCGGCCTTTGCAATGGCGTTTTCAATTGTCGGGGTTTGTTCCATCGGGCGTCACAAATGTCACTTGGATGCCAGCAAAGGCGGCGCCGTCCTTACCGGTGATTTCCTGTTCGATCTTGTCGCGCCAGCCCAAAACGTTCTTGGCCGTAAAGATGGCGAACGTGCTGTTGTAAGCGCCCGCTATCGTGCCTTCCACCAGGTTTGCTTCCTGTAAATCTTTGGCCTTTTTATAGGCGTCGGAAAATTCAGGGTGCTTTAGTTCACCGGTTTCGGGATTCTTGGCTGTTGCCCAATCGTGAAGGGTGTGTTTTGTCACCCCGATGTTTGTGGCAAATCGCGCCAGCGTAGGGAAAACCCCAGGTAGCGTTTGCGTGGATTCATTGCCCTTGGCGTCGCGGTTGGTCACTTCCCTGGTGGGCGCCTGGCTGAAAAATTCGATCATCATGTCCACGAATTCGTCGCGGTACACGGTGGGGCGACCAACTGGACGTTTGACGGGCGCGGCAACACCCTTGGCGGCTGCCTTGGGCTTTCGTTTTTTAGGTGCTGCTGCGTCGATCATTTTTTCTTTGGTTTCTTTTCCGCTGCCTTTTTGGCTTCGCGGGCTTCAGAGTAAGCGATGGCCACGGCCTGTTTGACGGGCTTACCGGCCTTCACTTCCGTTTTGATGTTTTGCTTAAACGCCTTCTGCGCCATCGACCGGATTAGCGGCATGATCTTTCCCTTTTTCGACGCTGGCCTGGGCCAACACGTTTTGATATTCCTGAATCGCGCCGCTGATTTGCAAAAGGATGGCTTCGTGTTGCTTGGCCATCCCTTGCAATTCTGCAATGCGGGCATTGATTTTGTCGGCTGTCAGCATTGCGGGTTCCTTATGCTTGGCCGTGGATGATGGCAAAGTTAATGATGACGGCTTCCAACAATGGGCCAGCGGTGTTGTTGTATAAGCCGATAACGGCTGAACCGGCTGCCTGGCTTGACACAAATGGCCAATAAGCGCCAGCCGTGCCGCCACCTGACACGCTAACCACAACAACGTCATTTGCGCTGATTTTGTTGTTGGTCAATGTGAAAAGAACGGATGTACCGGCCCCCAATGACGATGCGTTCATTGTGATGCGGCCCATGCTTTTGTTCAAAGTAACGCCAGTAGATTTGCTGGTCAATTGGGTAACAGTACCCTGGCCCGCTGGTGCATAACCAATTTCTTCGGTTGCGTACATTGTGCTGAATTCGGGGTCGTTATATGCGACGCCTGTTGCGATTGAATTGCTCATTTTGGTTTCCTTAAAAAAAGTTGTTTAACAGTTCCAGTTTTTTAGGCTGGCTTTGGCCCGTTCAGCGGGGCCTTTCGCATTCTTAACCACCCCTTCCATCCTGGCACAAAACGACGCTTTTCTGCCCGCGTCGGCTTTTGTTTTCGGGTTTGGTGCTGGCGGTTTCAAATTTGCATTGTTCTTTGCGTTGTATTCTGCACGGCCTTTGGCAGTCATGCCAGCCCCCTGTTCCGTCGGGTTGTAGGTTTTGCCCTTGCCCGTGGTTTTGTGGGGAATTGGCTTGTCATGTTTCTTGGTAGCCATGATTATTTTTTCGCCGTCTTTGCTGATTGTTTGAATGCTGCGGCTGTTGGCGCACCCTTGCTTCCAGGTGTTCGCATTTTTTCTACGGGTTTACCCGCCGCCTTTTGGCGTTCAATGCGTTCCTGTTTGGCGTGAATGTTGGCGTAAAGCCCTGGTTTTGTTGCCATGATTAATCCTCCACGACGCAAGCCACGTCGCCTTCCTGAATCAATTGGTGATCTTCCCCGTCGATTTTGTGGACGGGCCAATCCAAATACGTGCCATTGCCGTATTTGATCCGTTCGCCAACCTTAACGTCATTCACTTTGAGGCCAATGGCCACAATTATGCCTTCGTTGAATTTTTCGGTGTTTTTGACGATCAAAACGTCCGACAAACTTCGGACGATTGGTTTGACCAGGACACGATCATGCAGCGGTGTTATCACCATTTTTTGGTTTCCTTCCAGGCTTTTTACGTTCGGGGGGCATTGTGGTGGTGTCCGTCATAATGTCGTAAACCGGCAACGCCAGGATTTTCATTTGATGTTCACCGCACCAATCGTTTTGGTGTTTGTTTTGCGGCGCTGGATAGCGTCGGCAAGTTCCCATCACCTGGGCGTTGCGGAAAAATTCGCACGTAAGGCACGTCGGTTCAGCCATTTGGCAATTTCCCTTCAATTACGCTTTGGTTTAAAGCGCGGGCAATGGCTTCGGCCATAGCGGTAGCCTCGGCTTCGTTCTTACGGTTTTCGCGATGCTGCGCGGGCGTAATCTGCGGTTCCGCGGTAAATGGCGTCACTAATGGCGCCTGACTTTTTGGCTCGTTCGAGTGCATCTTGTAATCCTTTCCTCACTTCATTTTCCTTCAGTTTAGGCAACTTGTCAAGGCTGCTTAACTGGGCTTTTCCCGCGCCACGGCTGTTGTCAATGACGCGGATTTGAACCTGGGGGTTGTTGCGGTACTTGGTCGCAATCTGATCGATTACCTGGCGGGCGCCAAGATGCGTTTTCATGTGTTCGGAAAGCGGAACGGTGCGGCCGGTTCCCATTGATTCTTCCATGCGCCTGGCCCGCTTTAAAGCGCCGTTTACCAGGGCTTCCACGGGGTCGCGGTAGGTGTAAACAATGTCCACCTTGCGTTTGGCGTCCAATGCCTGGCGAATTTTTTTGTCGGCCGAATCAAACGAATTCATGTTGGTGTCGTACACCAGTTCGGCTTTGCCCAAACGCGGATCAACTTGTTTGGCCATTTCCATGCCGCTGGTTTTACCCGCGCCCGTGCCACCGGCCGTAAAAACTACGGTTGGGTGGCGATCTTTGGGGGTCGGCTGCGCCAGCCGTTCGGCGTAATACTGTTTTACAAACGCGCTGGATGGTTCATGCACGTCGGCCGATTTGGTTCGGTCAGCGCGGTAATGTTCGGACAGTTCGCGGGCCACGTCGGTGTTTAACGTGCGCCCTTGATCCGATTCCATTAACGCTTGGTATTGCTGCACTAGGCCAGGATAGTCGTTTTGCAGCCGCCCGAAATATTCCTGGGTAATAGGATTTTCAGGCTGGTCGCCCATTTGTGGCTGCGGCGCAAGCGCGGAAAGCCGGTTCGCGACCGGCATTTGCCCTGGCTGCACCGCTGCCATTGCTGACAGCGGCGTGGCCATTACATTTTGCCGCTGCGGCTGTGGGTGTAGCAAACGCCGCTGCTGCGGCCGCCGTCAAACTTTTTGTCGGCGCCAGTAGCGTCGGCCTTGCCCATTGCAATGCCGTTTTTAATCATGCCCTTGCGTTCGCCACCGGCGTCGCTGGCTTTTACGCCGGAAGGTTCTTTTGCATTGCTGCCGTAGCCGTAGCCTTTGGGTTGTTTCATATCGTTCATGGTTTTCCCTTTCATTTGAGGAATCGAAGTTTATACAACGTGGAATTGATAAGGTCGGCGATTTCGTCAACCAGGTTTTGTAATTCCGTATCTTGGGGAAGTTCCTTACGGGCGTCTTCCACAAAATCTTTTAGGCTGCTGAAGTATTCCACGGGGTTTTTGGCGTTGTGAAATTCTTGCGGCCAGGATTTCAATTGCTCATAGCGGCCCATAAAGCATTCAGCGTAACTATCAACCAGGTCGATAATGTCGTTGTAATAATGCCGAAGGGTTTTGTGTTGAGCATAGGAATTCGTGGACAAGTGCATGAAATGTGCAACTGTCCCTGAATGCAGCAAGGCTGCAATAAATTCTGCTGATTCGTCTTCCATATTTGCCCATGATAATGGAAAAAAGCGGGGGCCGAAACCCCCTATAAAGGCAACGGCTCAAAAAGCCGTTCCCATTCTGCATCATTTGGGATTGGCACGTCAACTGGCCATTTACCCCCATTCACCAGGCAATCAACCGTTTTTTTGTGGGCAACCCACCAGGCTTGTTGCCGTTCACGTTTTGACCATTGGGCGCCCTGGTCAATGTTGTGGTGGCACGACATACAAAGCGCGGCCACCAAGTTGTCGTCGGCCTTGATGCCGCGGCCCTTGCCCCCGCCCCAATTGGTGTGCGCTGCCTGAACGAAATGTGCGCTGCCGCACAATTGGCAATCCAGGCTGGCCACCAGGCGCAACAACTTTTTGCTTCGGACGTAAGAATGTTTTTGCACTTGCATAATTTGTTTTTTGCGCCAGCCAGTCATTTTCCGCAATTTCTACATTTGGTCAAAATTGTAAAAACGGGGCGTTTGCAATAAACACAACGATATTGATTTGTCATGCTTCTATTCCTTTTTCTGCACACCAGGCCAACAGCCACTCAATGAATTCGGTGGCGTCAGGGATGGTGAATTTGTGGGTTTGCCAACCCAACTGGACAACGCGCTGGCCATCCAGGCTTGGCGATACTTTGCCGATCTTGCGGTCGGTTTCGTGCGCCCATTGGTCAATCAACAACCGTTTCCAATCGTCGGCCGACCAAGTTGAACCGGCCACGCGCATGGCCAAATAAATTTGGTGGATGATGGCATGGAACATATCGTTTTGATCGCTTGACCTGGTGGCCCGTTTGATTTCCAAGCGCATTTTGTGGCCAGCCATCAAATTGTTTTTAACTTCCGGCCAAATGTTATCCATCAAAACTTTGGCTTGCTGCACGTTGTGTAGTTCATAAATCATTTTAAAACCCCCAACATTCGCAACGCCGCGTCGGGGCTGTCCACAATGGCCAGGGGGCCGCCGCGCCAGGCGCCATGCCACTTCAATTGGGCTTCAGTCAGCCGCCGTTCCGAAGGCGTCTTGCGGCCGTCCTTAATTTCCATAAGCAATGTCTTGCCTTGAAATCCCACCAGCAAATCAGGTACACCTTGGCCAACAGCCGCCAAAGATTGAACCGTAGCGCCAGCCGTGCGTAATGCCAATACAACTTGTTCATGGTTTGCGTCGATCCTTGCTGCTCTCATTTTTGACCTTGTTCATATCGTCGCGCAATGTACGCGCTGCACCAGGGCCGCGGATTTTCTCGATTTTCTCTATCGTTTGCAGCCACCAAAGGTTGGCCAACTTCGTCCCCCTCTCGCGCTGGTGAATTTTGAACCGGCGCAACCAATCCCTGGCTTCGCATTCCCGTCGCCAGGAATCTGACCATGTTGGGTTCACGCCATCCAGCAAGGTCGCCGGTTGCGATAAGTGCTGCGGTGATTTGGTCGAAGTCAAAGGTTTGGCCCTCTTTAATTTTGTTCAACAGTAAATGGCCCTCATTTCGGGTCATGTGTTCTTCTCCTTGAGTTTGGCTTCAATGGCTCGGGCAAATGAGATTTCTGGCCTTTGGTGTGGGTTGTAGTGATCTCGGGCTACTTCAATAATCTCCTCATCTGTCAGCGGCTTGCGCTGTGGTGGGGTGGTGTAGAGAGGCTGAACACCGCCATCTCCCATGAAACGCTTTGCTTCTGCAATACGCTCGCCATCATCGGAATAAACCCACTGTTTCCAATACGGTG